TCTCCAAGCACTGGTAATGCCGTTGGTTCATCACTTGGTGGTGCGATTAGCCGCTGGTTGGGTTCTGGAGATTATACAGTCTCCACCAACTCAATAGTTAAGCAGTCCCTCAAAGCTGCATCATCTATTCCGATGATGCACAATGATGGACAAACGGTAGTCATTAGACACCGTGAATTCCTTGGTGAAATCCGTAGTTCTACTGCATTTACTGTGCAGGCATCGTACGAGTTGAACCCTGGTAATGCTTCAACATTCCCTTGGTTAAGTGGGATCGCCAATAAGTTCCAGGAATTTAAATTCCGGGGCGTGGTGTTTCACTATATTCCGAGCAGTGGCTCCGCCATCTCAGGCACCTCTCCATCCCTTGGAACTGTTATGCTCCAGACGACTTATCGGTCGTCTGATGTTGCTCCAAGTTCTAAGGTTGAGATGCTGAATGAGTATTGCGCAAATGAAGTTGTGCCTCACGAGCCTATGGCTCATCCAATTGAGTGTGATCCCAAAGAGAACCCATTTAATGTCATGTATGTACGCACTGGTTCACCACCTGCTGGTGATTCCAAGCTGATGTACGACCTAGGTGTCACCCACGTTGCAACCACTGGTCAGTTGGCTAGTGGTAATGCCATTGGCGACATGTGGGTTTCTTATGAGGTGGAATTAAAGAAACCGATTGTGGCTAGTAATGTCACTAAAGAAGTCTTTAGCACTCAATATATTTTTGATGGCATCACGGATGTTGCGAACCTTTTTGATCCAACCAAGATCGTGTCTTATACTGGCGACATTATTGTCGTCACTCCGGGCAACAATGTGCTGACGATCCCTGCTGGACGTGGTGGTCGCGTTTTGATTGTGTTGCGCCATTTTGGTGCTTCCAATTGGACAGCTACTACTACCTCTGCTAATGCAGGTTCGTTGACGAACTGCACGTTGGCCCCATGGTGTGCTGGTACTAGTACCGCTGCCAATGGCACGAATTGTACTGCATCGTCCCTAGGTTCTGCATTTACTGCGTTTGCTGTTGATGTCACTGACACAACACGACCTGCGAGTTTCCGTGTGTCTAATCCTGTTTTGACAGGTAACACAACTTGGTCGACTTATTTGACGGCCACCCGCATTGACCCAACTTTTATCTTTTAGTCATTTGTTTTATTGTTTTGTGTACCGTTTTCGTATTTGTAGGGACAGGTAGTCCCAAGTATACTGCGTATCACGTATAGCCGCTGCCGGTGTATCATGTTGTAACGTTCAACAACATGTGTGGACACCACCGGGTGATGGAGAACGATACCTGATCCGCATATATAGCCTTAGAACCACAATGCGA